CATCAGAAAGGGCCATTGCTTCACTTGCGGACAAAGGTTTGCATTCAAGACAGGTGCAGCTCCATTTGCGTCTTCCAGCTTTGCGGATAGTTCCCATGCCAGGGTTTACTTTCGTTCCGCACTGGGAGCATTTGCTTGGATATTTGTTTCTCATATTATTCTATTAGTTATTGGTTAAAAATTGGATCCACCCCACCCATCCAACGCATTAATTCATTGCCGCATTAACGGCTTTTTTCTTTCCGCTGCCATGTGGATTGATCCAAATAGACTTTGCATTCCTACCTCCAACACAAAGCAGACATTTTGAGCATTCAATGCCATGTGAATCCGACAAGCATTCAATATGGGAATCAGGTTTTTCAGGACTTACGTGAAAAGTCCTCAATTTAAGCTTTTCTGCCATTGCTAGTGAATCTTTTGTCTCAGTACTTGCCATGAAGTAAGCATTCCAGCTTTTCGCCTCTTTTGGCTTCATGGACTTCCAATTATGGTAATAACCCGTCCATCCATCACAAATTAATGCAATGCTCTTCACAATGGATAAAGGAATTAACGTAGGGTTCCCATAAGAGCCAAAGCGAACCTTCCTACCGGAAAAGACCTGAACGTAATCTTTTGGGCGTAAAAAAGGAATGTTTCCCTTTTGGTAGGATTTCCAGATCGCCGCCGGAGCCTGCCCGACATTTACATAGCATCCGTTTCCTGAAGCAAACGGGCAGCCCTCACAAATGGTGCGGGCATCTAAGCCCGATTTTACACCTGCTACCGGATGGTGGTCTTTTAGTAGGATCGCAATCTGGATCATATTGCCTGTTTTGCGGTTATTAGACTGAATTGTAGCAGTAACTATGAACGCATCTCCGCTTGGCAAGATGCCGTCATGGAGTAAATAGGAAGTTGGTTTTTTCATAGGATATTTTTAGAGTTAAAGTTTAATCAGTGAATTTCTATTAGTTATTGATACATATTTACCGAGTGAATACTGGAAAAGTGTTGACCCGTCTCAATCAATTGCTCAACACAATGACTTATTGCCAGCAATTCGTTTTCCGCTAGGCTATGAAAAGTTTGATAAGTCCAGCCGTTCTCTATTGAATAGAGTCGAACTCTGAATAATCTTTTTGTCTCTGGCTTTTTCTTTGGCTTTTTCATAAGGATTTTTAAGAGGTTGTCCGACTGGCTCATCCCAGCGAACACAAATACAAAACCACGAAATGCAGTGTAAGGTCAAGAAATATTTCAAACTATTTTTCTACCCGTAGGGTACACTCTCACATTTCCCTCAGAAAATACCAAATGAATAAAAATGCCATTCAAGTTAATTCACTTTTAAGCAAACTGAGAATCCCCCACCACCACACACGTGTAACTTATATAGTTGACAGCACTTTTTTCCACTCCCACATTTACCCCTATTGATTGTGGTCTTACCCCAAGTGCTGGCTTCCCAGGCCCGCCAGCGTCGTCAGTGCAAGCACTACTCCAAAAGGATAAAGCTAATCGACTGGAATGCAGCTCCAATAGATAGCCAAGCAAACTACAGGACGCAAGACACAAGTGCAGTGTAGTATAGTGCAAAGGATAGGCCTAACCAAGCCGACCTTCACGTTCCCAGAATCCACATTCCCTACTGACTGAGCACCTGGGCACGTAACCTACAGACCGCCCGTCAATCAGGTTACACGCATCACCGACAAGCACACGCAGTCCAAACTTACACGCATGGCATCGGTACGCACACAACTTACTGGACGTACGATATTAACTTACGCATCACACACGCAGCCTAGTTAGGCATGGGGGGGCGGGGGTACGGACTCGCTCGCCTGCTTTTACTATTAGCCTGACTACCCCCTCGCTAAAATAGTGCATAAACCTGTCCTTACTTAGACTTGTCCTCTTGGTGTATAGAAATGGTGAGTCCACACTCGTCGTATCCATATGGTTTAATAATCACCCCTGATTTTATTGGTTGCACGGCACACTTTATATTTGTGGTACTATCTTTGGCTTTACCTTCATCTGAGCCTAGAGCGGCATAATACATGGAGTCTGCTTGTTCTTGTGATTCTGCGATAATGGCATAGGAGTGAGAGCAATCCCACGGGGTGTCGATCCAGTATTCGTAGATATTAAGAGGATTCATGCTTCTTCCTCCTCTTCATAGACCAGTTCGTGTGCATGTGCGTCATACATACCACCTTGTGCTTTGATACCTTCTTGTTCTGCGTACTTGTGGGTGGTGTTTGGGAAGCTGTCTCGTTCCAGCATATCATTGAGTTGTTTAATTAGGTTATCTTTTGGTGAATACCAACCTGTGGATGGGTAGTATTTAGCGAGGAGTATTTGTTCTCCTGTACGTTTACATTTAAGGTATAGTCGATTGTTAGCCATGGTGTGTTGTGGTTTACTAAAGATTGAGCAGGGATGGCAACTATAAAGTTCTTGGCTTGCCATGGTGATTGGATTAGCGTAAGTGGGTGTGGTTTTTAACAGAGGCTAATTATGAGTAAGATCAGGAAGGTAAAGTACAGGCCACTCACAGCGAGGCAGAAGGAGGTTACGGACTTATTGAATAAGTTGGGTACACACAGGGCTGTAGCGGATCATTTGGGGGTTACCAGGACGAGTGTGACAGATGTGGTACGTAGTGCGAAGTACAGGGGCTGGAAGGAGAATATTAAGAACCCTAACTTAAAGGCGACGGGTCAACCATCTTTGGTGGTGGATGAGGATGATGAGAGGAATACGCCTAGTGTTGGGGACAATGGGTTGCCGCTGACGGGGATATCTACTTTATATAAGGATGGGGAAGTGGTGATGGAGTGGCAGAAGACCCAGCCAGAGGCACGAACGTGGTTGAGGTTTGTGGAGGAGTTGTGTGGTAGGGCTAGTGCGGTGGATGTGAAGTTACCTAAGCAGGAGTGGGAGGTGGGCGAGGATATCTGTGCGGAGATTTGTTTGTATGATTTACACTTTGGGATGTATGCGTGTGGTGATGAGACTGGTGATTCTGATTACGATACGGATATAGCTAGGAAGAGGCTGCTGGATTCGGTAACGGGGTTCTTGCAGAGGTTCAGTTACCCGAAGACGATTAGGTTGGTATTAGGCGGGGATCAATTACATGCGGATAATAATACGCACCAGACGCCAGCGAGTGGTCATGTGCTTGATGTGGATACGAGGCACAGTCTTGTGATAGGGAAGTTGATTGCTGCCTGTAAGGATGCGGTGGACTTATTGGCTATGGCTACCGAGCAGATAGAGATTTATGTAATTGCTGGGAACCACGATCCGATCAGTAGCGTTTGGCTTAGTGAAGTGCTGCGAGCTTACTACGATGGGGTAGATAGAGTGAGTGTCTGTGACCAGAAGACTATCAGGAAGTATGCGAAGTGGGGTAGTTGTTTATCCTGTTATGGTCACGGGGATAGGGTAAAGGCGGATAAGTGGCCACAGTTGGTTGCTGCGGAGATGCCTGTAATGTGGGGAGAGACTAGGTATAGGTACGCTAGGTTAGGTCATATCCATACTAGGAAGACCATTGCCCCTGTAGTGGTAGATGAGAAGGCGGGGCTTGAGGTAACTTACCTTAGTTCACTGGCAAGTAGTGATGCGTGGCACAGTCACAGTGGGTATGTTGGTAATCAGCGGGGGATGCAGGCTTTTGAGTTACATAAGACTCAGGGGCAGATCAGTCAGTTCTACTGTAATGTCTAGTTTTTACTGTTCGGTAAAATTTAGTATATTGAGTAAGAATTTGGCGTGATTATTCCCGCTCGGTGTTTAATTGGCTTAATTATATGTGTCGCCTTCATTGGTCCACCAAATCATCTAGCCAATCGGAATCTAAGCCTGCTGGTGCTACATACCCTGACTCACGATCACTTTTTAGAGTTGGGTCATTCTTAGGGGTCCAGTCTGGAAATACCTCCTGGAACTCCTTGATGGAGTCACGCACCATACTTGGTGCATAAGTAGATCTCCCGTTAGCGTAACGCATTGCCATCCAGATTACCTCTGTGTAAGCACGTTTTAGTTTCAGTATCTTTTCTTCGCTCATGTCTATTTCTGTTTCTTGGTTAGTCTACTAATCTTGCTTCTACAATATCCTCCATGCTACTAATCACGGAATCCTCCTGATACCCATAGGCGATAAGGAGACACTTAAAAGCCTCACACAGTTCGTCGGTCGAAAGTTCGTCATGGACCCATTCAGTGGAGCAGGTCTTGTCATCTGTCTGGATTATTAGCTTCATGCTTCTTTCCTTTCCATAATAGAAATCTTCTTGCAGCAGGTCGGTCAGTGAAGACAGCGAGGATGTCACCATCTACTACTAAGCACCAATCTCCGTCTATGTTAATTACACTCACTGCCTACCTCTCAAGCTCTTCTATGATTTCCTTAATTACCTTTGGGGGTGTGTCGTATTCCAGCCATTCTTTAACTTTCTGAAGAATCTGGTAGGATCTAAAGCAGGACTCGTGGTAGTTCTTATGTTTCTCAAGCTGATCAGTTGAGGTTGGCATTTCTTTGATTTCGTGTATCTTCATCTAATAACCTCCGCTACTTGTACTCTTCCAGTCGTCTTCATTGATAAACATCGCACCTGTCTCTATGAAATATCGGATCAAGTCAATGAAATCTTTAAAGTGCTCATCTTTACCACAGTGACTAAACTCCTGCATTGCTGTGATCATGTTCTCACACTGGTCACTAATATAGAGCTTGGGGCGATTATTGTGGCTTAATGGCTGTGTATCGTCCCACGCCAAGAGGTCATTAATCTTAGCAACTCCTGGTTCCACTTCCCCACGATAACAGGGGATCATATCAAATCCCCGCTCACTCATTTCCGCAAAGATGTCTGTCTGCCCATCACCAATGGTAATCTTCTGTGTTCCAAAGCCAGGATCACATACACGGATCTCGATCTCTTCATCACCCTCAAGTCCAGTGAAGTGTTCATACCACTGGTCAAAACCCCAGCCATTAGGTTTCTGTCCTCTTCCTGGTTTACCTACTGGTCGCCCAGATCCATTCGTGTGAGGTATTGCCCACTCATCAGTGGGTGTTTCTCTGTATATGTACACAAGCCCCTCTTGTGTAACGGCAAACCAAGCAGCAACCCAAGGCTTTGTCCCTCCAGGGTCAGTTACGAAGTAGCGAGTCGCCTTCATGCTTGGATCTTTGATGAATGGCAAGTCGTCGTGAGCAATTACATTTACGTTGCGTTTAAATCCAGGGAACCTCCCATACTGCGAATTGGTTGGCACTCCATACAAACGGGCAAGTTTATCCTCAAGTGGGCGGTTTTTGTACATTTTTACCAACTCTTGCGAGTCGATGAATGGATTGTCTTCTGTCCACCAGTAGAAGATCTTACAACTATCCCATGTTTTACAGTCCTGCTCGATGGGTAGATCCATATTCAGGAGGCTACTGTATCGGGTTTTAGTTGTCTCGGCTCCCCGTAGTAGTTCATTAATGAGTGGAGTCCATCCTTTCAGTGTAGTGAAGGTTAGGATCAACCTCCCGTGAAAGTCAGTGAGACGGGGGATCATTGTCTCAAAGAGTTTGAGGGGAGCCTCTTCGTCCAAGTGGATCAAGTGGGCGTTCCACCCCTCAGCAACCTGAGAGTCTGCGAGGTACTGTGTATAATACTTAAAGAAGATACTGCTGCCCTCTACCACATCAGGATCACTGCTTGGCAAGATGCAGGTGCTACCACTAAAGCCGTTCTTCTGTGAGTAGTTCAGGGAGAAGTTCTGCCCCTTCTTCTTGTTCTGCTGCTTGTACGCCATCGGCAGACTGTCCCATACTCCACGTTGTGTGTCTACTACGCTACGTTCTTCATTAACGTGCCACATGTAAGCTTTAGCGTCAGGGATAGATCGGGCGGTATGTACAGCAGCTCGGTGGGCGAAAAAACTTTTTCCTGAGTTGTGGTGAAAACAACCTAAAGCGTAATAGTTTTCATACAATAGGACAGACATGTCCCACATTTCATGCTCCCCTGCGTTCCTTATACTTATGACAGGTGTATGTTTTGTGATCCATGTGGTAAAGGGATTAAATTTCTCAACTGTTGGTAACATATACCCAGTTTTTAGATCCTTAGCATGAATCCACATTGGTGTGAAATTTATGTCAAACGCTAAAACCCTGTGTTCTTGCGAGCATGTAAATACTTCACCATTCCCCAACACTATCTCCAGGGCTGGCATCCTGCCCTTGCAAAATGGTTTGCTAGCATGTGCTATTACTGCCACCTCGCCATGTCTTGCCCATACTTTGTGCTCGGTTTTAATAGAGTCAATTCGCCTGTGCTCGCCTGTCTCTGCGTCCAATATTAATGAGTCGCCTGTGATGCAGCGATTTCCAGCCCAGATGACTATTATCTTGGTGTCCTTCCACGCATCCATGACCCTATTCCATGAGGGGAGTGTCCATCCTGCACCTACAGGGTCTTCCAATGCTGCCTTGGGTTGGTTCTCTAGAATATCATAGACTGTCTGTAACTCAGCGTCAGACATACCAGCAATACGCTCAGGAGAGAGGTTGAGTTTGAGTTCACCCCTATCTATACGAAATCTATCGTAGTCGAATGGTATCCCGAAGTACGGGTTGATCTCGTCAGTGTATGTTATCTTCCCCATATGTTAGATGTTTTTAGAGTGGCGTGATTTCTATTGCGATACCAGGATGATCTCCCCAGAACTTACTAAACACAATCTTGGCAAACTGACTGTCATCATGGACAAATCCAAGCCTCGTGAGAATATCTTCTGGTATCTTGATTAAATTGGAACAGTCAGGTCGAGTGTCGCACCACATCCAATGTTTCTCTTTGTTGGATTTCTTCTCAGACTTACGCCAAGGGTAGCACCATGCCACGTTTAATTTAAGTGGACCATCCATTGGTTGTGCTGGCTTGTGTGGCATAAATAGTGCAGTCAACTCATCTTGCACCTTCTTACCCTTACTGTTGGCAAACTTCCCCACGAACTGTGTGCCATCCTTACGCCTCATTATCCGCATGGAGCCCTGATGGGTACTCTTTGGGGGAGTGCATTTAATAAAGAACTTCACCGCACAATTAAATAGATGGTGATTGTAATAATTATTCCAAGGATTAAGATCTCGTCAGTCGTCATATCAATCCCATTCTTCTTTATCCGCAGATTCTTGAGCAGCTATAGCAATGAGAAGCTTTTCTCGATTTGATAAATCATCCCAACTCTCCATTATGGCAGAAGGTACGTAGTTACGCCAGTTATGGACACGTGAATTATCTTCAAAATCTAAATCACCAATCCATTCCGATTGAGTCTCTAGGTATAGGTCGAGATTGCTTGGCTTGCTCATAGTAATCCCCTTACATAGTAAATGTCGCCAACCTTCTTCAGGATCACACGCTGGCGATTTCCTCTCCACTTATCTTTCTTGCACTGTGCGACAACCACTTCGTCCGTATCATCAAGCTTTACCCGTCTGAGGTATTGGTTGATCGGTAACGATACGATTGTGCCACTGTATTGATCCGCTTCCAGTTTACGCATTGGAGGGGCGACCTTGGGCGGTGTCGCCTCCTCCTTGCATAATGAGACCAATGAGGATTGTGTGGAAATTGGTTCTTTAGTCAGTCGCTCTTGAAGGTTCTGCTTACCTTTTTCGTTTAATCCCTTGAACCCATACTTACGAGCAAGTTTATCCTCTTCAGCGATTCCTTGCTTTAGCCGCTCCTCAAGGTTGTTAAACGCATTGAGTAATACTTGACTTGGTTTATTTCGGGAGATGTACCCTTGTATTGTCCCTGGCTTTAATCCTGACTCCTCAGCTAATTGATTAATAGACCAACGACTATTTTTGAATGCTTCTTTAAAATTCATTTTCCTCAGTGTCTAGTATGTAGTGAAGTTTCATTAATTCTATTTTCCCTTCAAGTGCTTCAATTTCTGCTGTGAGGATTTTATTAACCTTCCTCTCTGAATCCAGCTCTGCTTTAAGTCGGTTGATGGTTCTGCACCTAATAGGGGCTTGCCGCTCTTTGTAGAAACTTTCCGTTTCTTCCTTTGCATCAACAACTCTCGCAAGTGCTTTTGCTTGAGTTAATAAATGTTCATAGGTCTTTGCTGGTTTAAAATTCATGCTTTCTTATCCATTGTTAATAAAAATGTTTTCGGTACACCTGCGGGTTTGTCCTTTATCCGCCAAGGCTTATTCCAGAAGTGATCGTAACCAGCACTAACCAAATCAAGTAGTGAGTGGTACTGTTTCCCGTCTAGGTCAAAGTATCCATCCCGAAGAAAAGGATTAATGGCACCATGCTCTTGCTTGATTAGTTTAGGTTTATTCATACCTCCTTTGGTAACATCCAGTGGGTAGGCTCAATATCAAAACCCAGATCATCCGCAAACGTGTCATCGGTTGGCTCATACCATGCAGGGTTGTATCTTTTATACTCCTGATTAGTGACAATTACATGGACTGTGTATGATGGTCTGAATGCGGAGGCGTTGTACCACTCCCCTCGGTCAATCTCGCTACGTGTTAGTTTCTTTATTTGGCCGCTCATCTTCGCTAAACGTCCACAATTCCTTACGTCTGTCAATACCGAATTGACTTTTTTGTTGTAGGTCGCTAAGTCAAGCACATGGCAAACCTAATGGAACCAAGAGAACATAAGCCTGCACAACAAGAAGAGTTTACCGCTTCCCTCGTTGGCAAGACGCAAGGATTATCTCTTCAGCGGCAGGTTATGGCACTGGTTGAGAAGACCAGCACTCTCGACAAGGAAGCAGATAAACTAGCCAAGAATAGTAAACTCTCACAAGCAGAAGCACGAATGATGCTTCAGGAGTTATGTGGGTATCCTGCCGACGAGTTCTTCCGCAGACTTGGTAATAAGATGGACTATGTGGTAGACAAGATGACCGACAGGGTTGCCAATAATCTGGAAGAGATTCCGATCAAGGAACTACCAAAGGCTCTTGTAGCACTAACCAATCTTTCTCTTACTCTCAAAGGTAGACCATCCTCTATCTCACAGAAGCAGGAACTACGCATCGGTGGTAAGGATGTAGCACAAATACGTGCAGAGATGATGGAGTATGCCCGTGAGGAATATGAGAAGAAGCATCCAGAACCAATAGTAGTTCAAGGGATTGACAAAGATGATTAACTATGCTGCCGTCTCTTTACCCAAATAAAAGACATGAAGACACTAGATCAATTAAAATTATTAAGTAATGACAATAAGCTTGAGATAATAAGGGAAGCTGCGGAGTCAATAATTCCGTGGGTGGAGCAACAGATATTATTTCGCTTAAAACACAACATGCATCACTTCCTTGATAAGCGATTTGAGGTTGATTTACCAATAAAAGAAACCTACAAAGAAACCGAAAGGGAGTTGATTAGAATAAAGGTATTAGCAAATATGAGTGCGGCAGGATGGGAGGTAATGGCAATCGAGAAAGAGAATCGCATTGTTATCTGGTGGCATAAAGATGAATCTTAACGAAAGAGAAAAAAGAAAATGAAAACAGTGATTAACAAAATTAATGAGATGCCTATTGAGGATTTTGCTGACATTAACAACCTTACAATGCTTGTTAATGAAAGACAAACTCCTTTGGAATCGAGTGGTAGATTCTATGCTAGGTTTAGTAACGTTGATGTCCTAGATGGATCTTTTTTGGTTGGAGAGCATGGCAACGGAAGTACGCCAGAAGAGGCGATTAAAAAATACGCAAATCAAATAAGCTTCAAGACAATAGTGTGCTCTGCCACAAGTATTAAAAGAAAAGAAATTAAAGTCCCAAGACTTACTTATGAGGCTCAAGATGACTCTTGACGCTCCGCCTATAACTTTATAGTAAGAGGTACATTATGGAGCAATTGTCGGATGAGGAATTAATCTACACACCTACGGGTGAACCCAACGTTAGCTACTTGCAGCAACTGTATCGCACCACTCAGTCCGATCTTGCCGAGTGGCTAGACCGCAGGCAGTGGGATTATGATACACGCAATTGCATCTGGAATGGTAAGTCTGATGACTTTCGTAAGCACAACCGAGACTCAGAAACAGGGCAAGTCTTCCCGTGGGAAGGTGCAAGTGACCAAGAGGTTCCTGAAGCTGACGAAGCTATTGAGGCCCGTGTAGATATGTACATGGCAGCACTTGAGCGAGCCAATGTAGTTGCTGTGCCTGCCGAGATGAACGATGTAGGGCAGGCAGGTGTCAACTCCAACTTCATGCGGTGGCTCATTAATGCTAAGATGAAGGAGTATTTTCCAGAAGCCGAACTTGCTGCTAATCATCTGGAGGAGAAGGGTCTTTGCGTACAGTACATCTACTGGAACTACAAAGAAGATCTACGCCAGAAGGAGATCACCCTAGACGAACTTTCCCAGCAACTCGGACCTGCTATGGATCAATTCATGGCTGGCGAAATGGATGATCAGTTGACCGCAACAATGGTTC